GAACATATTTTTAATACAAGGGGAAAATTATGTCTTCATTACTAGAACAAGCAATCATCGACGCAAAAGCACTTAAAGATGCTGCACTTAAAAATGCAGAGCAACTGGTCATCGAGAAGTACTCTGACCAAATCAAGGAAGCGGTTACTTCTTTCTTAGAAGAAGAAGAGGAGGATGAGATGGACATGGAGATGGATCCAATGGCAGATCTTGCTTCTGAAGAACCTACCGGTGACGAAGAGAGTGTTTCCGACGCTTCTGATGAAGAAGCAATGGATGCAGTTTCTACTTCTGACTCTGCAGAGGTTGAGTTAGACCTTGACGCTATTGAAAAGCGAATTAAAGAGATCGAAGCAGAAGAGGGTATTGCTGCCAGCGATGCCTTAGAGTTCGATAAAGTAGATCATGAAGAACTTGCTTCCTCTATGGAAGATGAGATTCAGTCATCCCCTGACGCAGAATCTTTGGCAACCGAAACCCTTGCTCAATTAGAGGAAGAGTTAGAGGATGTGTTCGTAGACGACATTATGGAAGCGCTTAAGGTAGATATGAAACCACAAAAAAGAGGTTTTATGGGTGTCTCTAATGAAGAGATCGACCATGCAGTGGAAATGGAACTCGCTAGAGCACAAGATGATGAGGTCAAAGAGCAACTTGAAGCACTCAAGTCAGCACTTGATAAGTTAGAAGAATCAAATATTTCCCTTAAGAAGAACAACAAACAATTATTAAATGAGAATAAAGATCTAACAGCGGAGGTTGAAACCTACCAGAATGCTGTTGGACAACTAAAAGAAAAGTTTGATGCTGTTAATACATCAAACGCTAAACTATTGTACATCAATCGTACTTTGGATTGTAACTCCCTGAATGAGCGACAGAAAAAGAATATTGTCGAATCAATTGCAAAGGCAGAAGATGCAAAAGAAGCGAAGGTCATTTATGAGACCCTTCAAAATTCAATGGAGACTACCAAAATTGAAAGTAGTCCTGAATCGTTGAATGAAGCGGCAAGCAGAAGATCATCTTTGCTAGTTCGAACTCGTGAAGAGAAGAGAACAACAACATCAGCAGATATATTTGCTGATAGAATGCAGCGATTAGCTGGTATAAAAAACAGAAATTAATTATTTAGGAGGTTACAAACAATGTCTGTATTAGAAAAATTAACCGAAGGTATTGTTCGACGTGACGTCTCTAAGGAAGGTCAAGCACTTCTCGAAAAGTGGGAAAAGACTGGTCTTTTAGAGGGCATCAGCAACGAGCAAAACCGAAACGGTATGGCGGTTCTCCTTGAGAACCAAGCAAAGGAGCTTCTTCGTGAAGCATCCACAATGTCCTCAGGTGATGTCGAAGGTTTCGCATCAGTTGCTTTCCCAATCGTTCGCCGAGTATTCGGTGGATTGATTGCAAACGATCTCGTAAGCGTTCAGCCTATGAGTCTTCCAAGTGGTCTTATCTTCTTCTTGGATTTCACCGCAAATGAAGCACGTGGCGGTCTCGCTGCTGGCGATTCACTTTACGGTGGTAATGTTGTTGCTCGTCAGTTGACTGGCGGTGTTGATTTGGCACCTACTGATCAAACAGGCCCTGGTGGTTTTTACGATCTTGGTAATACTTACACGGCAGCAACCGGATCTAACACTGAAATTGCAGCAGGTGCTATCAGCAACCTTGTTTCTGCAAAGGTCTTTACTTCTCTTACGGAAGCGGACAAGAAGAATCTTCAATTTGATCCAGATCTTTTGGCTTTCTTGGAAGATGATGCTTCACAGCAAGTAGAGGTTGTAACGGTCTCTAGTCTTGACGAAGATTTACCAAGACTTAACAAGAATGCACTTGCAGGTATTAGAATTCTTGTTAACGGATCGAACGCACTAGCGAACAGTCCTGCTCTTATTCGTCGCCTGACTCGTTTGGATTCTAGTGGCAACCTTGTTCTTACTTTCGTAAAGGATGCTGCTGATCCGCTCAACGCAGGTGCAGCGATTGATGCAGGCGCACTGAGCTACCCACTGGCCGATCATTTCACTGGAACTGATCACGTTGGTGTCGTTAGAGGTGCTTCCGAGTGGGCTCTTGAAGGTGCAGGTGTCAACCAGGGTGCTGGTCCACAAATGCCAGGACAATTGGTCGATCAGGGAATTCCTGAGATTGACATCAGGGTTGACAGCATTGCTGTTACCGCAGTCACAAAGAAATTGAAAGCAAAGTGGACTCCTGAGTTAGGTCAGGACCTCAACGCTTACCACAACCTTGATGCAGAGGTTGAATTGACTGGTATTCTTTCAGAGCAGATTGCTCTTGAAATTGACCGTGAGATTCTTAGCGATCTTATTGTTGGTGCAAAGGCAGGTACTCGTTACTGGTCACGTGCTCCAGGACTTTTCGTTGACAGCAATGGTAACGAGTTGGGCGCTACTTCGGCATCGCCTGATTTCACTGGCACAGTTAGCGAGTGGTACGAGACTCTCATTGAGACAATCAATGACGTGAGCGCTCAGATCCACAGAAAGACACTTCGTGGTGGTGCAAACTTTGTTGTCTGCTCTCCAGAAGTTGCTAACATCCTTGAGTTCACAAGCGGTTTCCGTGCCAGCGTAACTGCTGACGCTGATCGTGGTGACATTGGTGCTGTAAAGACAGGTTCACTTAGCAAGAAGTTTGACGTCATGGTTGACCCATACTTCCCACGCAACGTGCTCCTCGTAGGTCGTAGAGGTAACTCTTTCCTTGAAAGTGGTTATGTTTACGCTCCATATGTACCGCTCCAGGTAACACCTACCATTTTCGGTACAGAGGACTTTGTACCACGTAAGGGTGTCATGACCCGTTACGCTAAGAAGATGGTTAGACCAGATATGTATGGTCTCGTTATCGTCCGTGGTCTCCTTGGTGAGGCAGGCGCTTAATAGAGTGTCCGGTAACTAAAAGATTCGCCCTGCCATAATATTGTGGCAGGGCGTTTTTTTTGTGTGAGTTTGATTTAGTTTAAACTATTTACATTATACAAAAGGTAAGGCGAAACGCCTTTAAAGATTAAAGGAGATTTATAAAATGGCAAAAGTAGGTAGAGCAGCATATGCAGCGAGCAGAGCGAGACTTGAGGTCGTTACTGCTGACAAGACAATTACAAAAGCAGAAAGTGGAGAGTTATACGCAATAGACGCAGGCGCAGCGCTTGCAATCACACTTCCTAGCGATCCTGAATCGGGAACCCGATATAAGTTCATGATCGTTGATGATGTTACCGGTGGTGCCGTCACAATCACCTCGGCAGCAGCAAGGCCATTCCAGGGCGCAGTCGCTTTTTGTGACTCGGATGGTGCTGACACTGATATCGTAAAGGCAGATGGTGACGCTGCAAATGACGATGTTTTAACTCTTGCAGCGGACACTGAACAGGGTTCATGGGTTGTTTGTGTATATGATGCAGACAATACTCGCTGGTTAATTGAGGGTTGGATCTCTGCAGCAACAGCACCAGCGTTTGCTTAATAAGTAAGTCGCCTTACTACAAGTCAAACCCCCTTCCATTTGGTTGGGGGTTTTTCTTTATTTAAAAACTATTTATGTTATAATCGTTTAGTTAAAGGAGTTTAAGATGGGTAAACGTAGAAAAAGAATGACAATGGAAAGATATGCTAAAAAGTATGCTACAAAGCGTGCAGCATTGGGATTTGACACAAGAAAGGTTGAGAACAAATTGATTGAAATTGATTTAGAATCTGGTCAAGAAATTAAAGAAGAAGAGGCAGTGGTGGTTGTTTCTAATTCAAAACCAGCGGAGCAAAAAGAAGACACTCCACCCTGGGAACCAGAACTTCAATTAGAAGAGGTCAAGGTTGAAGAACCAAAAGAGGAAGTTCCACCTCCGGCAGTCGAAGTAAAGAAACCAGCACGCAAAAGAACCACTCGCCGAAAAACCACTGCAAAGAAGACAGAAGAGTAACTAGGGTCGAAGTCCCCAAGTGTTTTGTTAAGTTTGAGACTATTTACTAAAGCACGGAGGACTTATGGATGGCTTTACCCACTTTGTTACCTGTCAGTAACTCAAGCAAGAGCATCTTGCCTGAAACTGGAAGTCACGGTAACGTAAACAGATTATTACCATATAAGATATATTCAGAAAACAGCAGCACATTGTTTTCAGGAAACTTTGTATCAGGCGCTGTTGATCAGGTTGCTTATACTTACAAAAAGTTAGGCGGAGATATCCTTGACATTGAATTGTCAGATGGAAACATATATGCTGCTTATGAAGAGGCAGTATTAGAATACTCTTACCTTATCAACGTACACCAGGCAAACAATGCTCTACCGAGTTTTCTAGGGCATGCTACAGGCACGTTTGACCATAAAGGGGAGTTAACATCAGGACCCGTGTCTGCGAGTCTTAAATACCCCAAATTTGACTATGGTTTCTCAAGAAACGTTTCAGAGAGAATGGGTGCAGAGGTTGGGTTGAAAGACTCTGTTCAGTATTCTGCATCTTTCGATGTTTCTGTTGGACAACAGGATTACAATCTTCAGAGCATTATAACCTCTAGAACGAATACTGCAGCAACGGCAACTATCACGATTAGTTCACATGCTGATCTTGATGCCGGAGATACTATATCGTTTACTACAACGGATGGTACAACAATAACTGCCACAGCGCATGCATCCGACACTACCAATGCAGACACGAATAGTCCAACGTTCGATATCGGCGACGGATCTAATGACGACACAGCAACGAATCTTGCAACCTGCCTAAATGCAAACGGTAAGGTCTCTGCAACAGCAACAGATAACGTGGTTACGATCACACAAGCAACAGCAGGAGGTCCAGGTAACACTACAATAACACTCACTGAGACTGGCACATCTGGAATGTCCAAGAGTGACTTTTCTGGAGGTATAACGATACCCTACGTTGGAAAAATCGATGGTAAAAGGATTTTAGTAAAAAAAGTATTCTACAAAACACCAAGCGCAATGTGGAGGTTTTATGGATATTACGGTGGATTAAACGTCGTCGGCAACTTTCACAACTATGGACAGTTTTCAGATGATTCAACTTTTCAGTTGGTACCGACTTGGCAGAACAAGTCTCAAGCATTAGCGTTTGAGGATGCCATCTATACTAGAATGTCTCACTGGTCATATGAACTAAGAGACAATAACATAAGATTGTTTCCAGTTCCATATTCAGGTGGACCAAGGAAGATGTGGGTTGAGTTCTCAGTTCCTAGTTCTAATCTGGATGATGACACCAACGGAAGATCGAACATTGAAGGTGTGAATAATATGAACACCTTGCCTTTTTCGAATCTGCCATATGACACTATCAACTCAATCGGCAAGCAATGGATTAGAAGATTCGCACTATCTCTTTCCAAGGAAATGCTAGGATTGGTTAGATCTAAATTTGCAACTTTACCAATCCCAGGTGAGAGTGTTACTCTTAACGGTTCAGATCTTGTATCTCAGGGTAAAGAAGAACAGAATGCTTTGAGGGAGGAGTTGAAAGCAACACTTGCAGAATTAACTTATACCAAGATGTCTGAACAAGAGGCAGCAATGGTCGACAATGCCGAAAAGGTTCTGCAGAGAATACCTTATTCGGTGTTCGTGGGGTAGTAAGGAATGAGTGATAACAAGTGGAATCAACCTGATGCTCCTCCACCACCACTATTTACTGGAAAGAAGGAGAGAGATCTAGTAAAGCAGGTCAGTGATGAACTCGTAGAGAGAGTCATTGGACAACAGATTGTATACTATCCCATATCAATTGAGGAGACTAACTTCCATCCGATATATGGTGAAGCATTAAACAAGACATTTCTTAATCCAATAAGAGTATACGCAATGGTAGAATGGAAGGGGTATGAAACCGAAACCACGAATCTGGGAGTTGATAGATTATCAAAAATCACAGTGCACTTTCACAAGCGGAGACTGACTGAGGATCAAAATCTTTTTGTTAGGGAAGGCGATTTCATATTATATGGAGAAACTTATTATGAGATTGCAACATTGAATGAACCAACAAGAATCTTCGGTCAGAGAGAGCATATGATGGAAATATCAGCAGAGTGCATCAAGGCAAGAGAGGGTTTGTTCAATGGAACGCAGTAGACCCTTCAGTAAAGAATTAAACGAATATGAAGGCAAGAGGATATCTGATTCCCGCATAGAGAATATAGATACCGCCATGTATAACTTTATTGATATTCAGATGAACCTTCATGCACACGACGGAAAGGGTTTTAGGAAGGTTCCTGTTGTTATGGCATCTTCCGAAAGATCTGCTCTTAGTAAGGGTGATTTAAGAGTCAGAGACGAAGAGGGTGCTTTGATAATGCCGATCATTACTATTGAGAGAGTATCTATGGTCAAGAGTCCAACTGACAAAGGCACTGTTTGGGCAAACGTCCCAGCGCTTGACAAAGTCAAAGGCGGCAACATCCCAACAATGCAAAGAGTCATACAGGGAAAAACATCCAATTTTAAGAATGCTCATGCATTAAAGAAGCATGGACAATTAAACTTTCCAAGCAAAGTAGACAAGACTGTATATCAGACGGTTTCCATACCGCTACCAGTGTATGTGACGATAATGTATGAGATAACTATCAGGACAGAATACCAACAACAGATGAACGAACTGGTTGTACCATTCATGACAGTTCCTGGTGGCATCAATTATATTATCATAAGGGATGAGAATCACAGGTATGAGGGATTCATACAACAAGACTATTCACATCAAAATAATATAAGCAATTTCTCCAATGAAGAGAGAAAATTTGAAACAAACTTTAGTATAAAGGTGTTGGGACACCTTATCGGCGACGGAGTAAATCAATCAACACCTCAAAAGGTGGTTAATGAAACTGTGGTCGAAGTAAAAATCCCAAGAGAAAGAGAGACGTTGTCTCCCGAAGAGTTAGCAAAGTACGGTTTATGAGGTTGAATAATGGTTAAAAAACCAACAAAACCTAGAAGAACAGAGGACAGACCATTTCCTCGTTCTACTATGGAGACGATTGATAAGGCGCTGCACACATTTGTGAGTGAGACCCTAGATATCAATTGCGTAACTACAACTGGGTTTAGAAAGGTTCCTGTGATATGGTCTTCCGCAGAAAGGATGTATCAGAGCAAGAGTGACCAGAGGATCCGTGATAAAGAGGGTGCTCTTGTTATGCCTCTTATCACCGTTGAAAGAACAGGTATTGTCAAGGATCCATCAAGAAAGGGAACTGTTTTTGCAAATATACCACCCATTGATAAAGTAAAGGGTGGATCAATATCGGTATCTAGAAAGGTCAATCAAGGCAAAACCTCTAACTTTGAAAATGCTCAGTCTAAAAGAAAGAGGGGGCAACTGAATTTTCCTGGTGCTGCTGGCAAGACGGTATATGAGACTCTGACAATACCACTGCCAGTATATGTAACGATTAAATATGAAATAACGCTCAGATCAGAATATCAAGAGCAAATGAACCAGATGTTGACACCCTTCATCACTCGACCAGGTGGCATCAATTATGTAATCATCGAAGAGGGAAGGTTGAGGTATGAAGCATTCGTTCAAGAAGACTTCGCACAAAACAACAATATCAGAAACTTCTCTAACGAAGAGAGAAAATTTGAAACCAAAGTAACAATAGAGGTTCTTGGGTGGTTAACTTCACAAGACAAAAACAGTCTTCAACCTGATTTCGCTGTGCGTGAAGGCGTTGTCGAAGTTAAGATACCAAGAGAGCGAGTCGCATTAGCAGATGAGTTGGACACGGCAAATGGAAGACTTTATGGTCTGGCAGGAATAAAACCAGACGCCAGGTTCAGAAAAGCAGTCGATGCAGACGATCCAATATCAACGTTTGGACCAGTCTCTGTTCCTGGTCTCCCTGCTGCTGCTTCCACATCCGGAACAGAAACTGGAACAAGAGGTCCCGAAGGTCCCACGGGTCCCACAGGACCCACCGGCGCAGCAGGTGCTGATGGCGCTGATGGTGCTGATGGCACTAGTGTATCGAATGTTCAAATAAACGGCAGCAATGAACTCGTCATTACTCTTTCAGACGGGCAAGTGTTTAATCTTGGAAACGTTAAGGGGGACACTGGCGCCACAGGCGCAACTCCTGATTTAGATGTTATATCGGGAACTCTGGCAACCTATCACACGTTTGATTCTGAGAAAGCAGTGTTTCATGATCTAGACGTTTCGGGAACTTCTTTGTTTACTGGAGACGTTACTTTTCTTGGCAATTTAATAGGCGGGTCTCCGCTCAAGGTATCGCAATCTCTTGCAATTATCGATGGGGACGGTGACACAGTTGCCCTTTTCGGTTCTTCTAGTTTGGGTCCAAGTGTTTTTTCAGCAAGTTTGATAACTACGGATGAAATATCAGTGACAAATGATATTAAATTTACTGGTCTTTCTGCTGCTTCCGCCGTAGCGACAAGGTTTCTTGCATTAGACTCAAGCAATAATGTGGTATTGACAAGTTCCTCGCCCGTTATCAACTTAGTGGTTACCGGTTCTGACGCACAGTATCACTCAATAAGTGGATCTACAGCAACTTTCAATCTTGTAGATGCAGACAGGGGACAGATAAACGATATAGACTTTACAAGTCTGTCGGGTTCTAGTGGAACAATACACACTCTTTCGGCATCTACTGTAACTTCGAACTTAATTGATACAGACAGGATGTCTGCCTCTCAAGTGGTAGCGACAAAACTGTCTGGATCCTTAACTACCTTATCAGATGGCACAGACTATTTGATCGCGGGAACCAACATAACTTTAGCGACAAGTTCTGCAGGCGCAGTAACTATAAATTCTGCTGGTGCTGTTGCGGATGTTGATATCATTTCAGGTTCTTCTGCGACTTATCATAACATGTCTGCTTCTGTATTGACTTCAAACTTGTTGGACACCGATAGACTTGAGACAAGAGATATTACAGGCACAGGCGAGGTCACGCTATCTGGACTTTCTTCCGGCACAGGTGTTAGTACAAAATATCTTGCACTAGACTCAAGCGATAATATTGTTTTGACCTCTTCTTCCGGCACCGGAGGAGGAGGTGGTGGTGACGGCACTATTGGCGCAGCAGAGGATGGGTCTTATACAGACGGATTGTTTACAGACTTTACATCAAACACTTTAATCGGTGTTCCAATTGACAGGTTCAATGAGGTATTGAAGATTTTGGCACCGAGTCCAGCACCAGACTTAAGGTCAATAGAAGATAACATATCTAATGGCGTAACAGCAAAACTTTCCTTTGGTTCGAGTCAGGCAGTGCCACACTATTCTTCCTCTGCAACAGCAGCAGGATTTACAGCAGTCGATATCAACGAATCTTACTCGCCAACAAATAGTGGTAGAAACTTAAGAATAGGTATATATGATGGATCTCAGGATGTTACTGGTTTATTGAATGATGACGTTGCAGCAAGCATAACAAATACTTACGTTGCGTATGCCTCTGGTGCATTTGGTAACGCCGAGACAGGAACTTTAAAGTTGGAATTAAATGGAAATATTATACACTCTATAAACTTGTCTGAATTTAACGGAGCAGGAAATCCTGGTTCTGGTACAGATTCTTCTCTCAACTCGGATACCTCTGGATTTACCAACACATCGCTGACCGCATCCAGTTTTGATGGAAACAACGCAGAGTGGAATATCTTCAAGCACAGAACTTCGAGGTTCAAGATAGATACAAACTCTATGGTACCAGGGTGGAACTATGCAAGGGTTATACACACAGTTGGTGCAACAGATAAAGAGACTAACTTTATTGAGTGGGTTAGCGATCCTTCAGGTTCGGTTAATAACTTGGCTGCCTCGAAAGAGAGAATAGAAGACATTGTTCTTGTGGGATCTAAGTTTCTTTCAGGGGTTGAATACAACACCGACGCCACAGCAAATTATAAAGTTGATGTTTCAAACCTATACCAAAACGTATATCAGGATTCTGGTACACCGATCAGTTTCACGGTAAGTAACTCAACAACTCCATCGGCGCAATCTGTACCATCTATTGATACTGCCGCCGGAGAAGATAGCACAAAAGTTCTGAGTGTTACCGCCAGTCTAGACGTCAATACTGACTCTCTAGTGAACGGCGCAGTGACAGCAAATGTAACTGCAACACATCCTTTGAAGTCTACACTTTCTAACGGAGGTTCTGCTACCACTGGTAATGGGTTCTTGATTGACAATAGGACTCTTGCAAGTTCAAACCTAATAGAAAGGTTCCACGACGAAACCTATAGAAAAGCATCAGGATCTTATGAAACACAGGCGTCTGTCACGATTGGAACTAATGAGTGGAACTCCAGAAACCACATGACGTCATCTGGTGCATCCGGTCACGAAGAGGGGTTGTTATACTTCAATCAGCGACTTTATAGTCCGATTGATGGCGACGTTCCAAATGGAGGAAACTTTGACGGACTCATCAATGTTGAGAACGAACAACCAGACTATTCCGCCGTGTCCGGACTGAGAACTTTTTTCAGGGTGTTGTCAAACTCAAGCGGAGTAACGAAGAGAGACATTAAGATTGTCACGACAAAGAATAGTACTACATTTAATAATAGTGCCCTATCAACTGCAAATGCACACCTTTATGTTAAGATACCTGGACAAACAGGATGGATGGATGCTTCTCAAAATTTTGTTTATGGAAGGATCGACACAGACGACGGCGCTCTCATTAGTGGCGCATCAAATGATGTCGACAGCGGCAACAACACACACCACTTAACTTTTGGAACAGCAAGCGTTGCCAATGGTGACCATGTCGTTATTAAGGTTGAAGCAGACGCTACTTGGGCAGGGTATCTATCTCAGTTTAATTTTACTCTTGGTGCAACGACAAACACTGCAATTGAATCTCTCGCACTTGATGATATTGATGTGAATGATACGGGACTGAGTGACGCAAGATTGTCATTTGGCGCGTCACACACCATTCCGAACTACAGTAGTGCAACTGGATCTTCAATAGGTTTGACAAACTTCGATACCAATGGCAACTACACAGTGAGTGGAGATAGGAGAGGAGTATTCAGTTCCTTGACGATTATCAACGGAGAATTGAACGAAGACGTCTCTTCTAACGGCAATAACTATCCAGCGAATTCATTTAAGGACGCACTCAATGGTTCGCTTGTCTTGGAGGTTAACGGTTCTGAGATTCACACTGTAGATGTTTCTTCGACAGTTGAGGCAATATCTAACGACTTTAACGGAAACAGTTCAGGTTTTAGTGTTTCTTCTGTAGATTGGAGCACAACAACAGATAACATACCGGATTACACAAAACCATATAGAACAGGAACTTATCAAATTGGAACTGCCGAACAGCGTCTTGGGTGGAATTATGCAAGGGTGATTCACAGAACGGACGGAGGAGATGTTAATACTAACTATGTCGAGTGGATTAATGATACAGATTCTAGCGCACTAACTTCTTCCTTTTCAGATATGTCTAAGTTTGACCACACAGATCTTTTTTACCAGTCTGGCGTGGGGTACTTTGCTTCTCGACCAACTGCATCATATACTTATGAAGCATCAAATGTATATCGAAACGTATATCAACAGGGAACTGCAGTAACCTTTCCCACGACAACTAACTGTTCTGTAACAAACATTAGAATATCTGGGTCTGGAGTTACGACAAGTAATGCTGCCGCGTCTTCTACATCCTTGGCAAGTTTGAACAATATTGGAAATTGTCACATAAAAGATGTGCAGGTAACTGGCACGGTGAGGTTTGACTCTCTTACTTCTATTGTGGAAGAGTTTGGTGTTCACACCTCTTACAACACGAGCGTGACGTCCAGAGTGATACACCCACACAAATCAACATTAAATATTAGATCTTTAACAAGATCAAACCTGATGGTGTTTTCAGGGTCTTTGGGAAGCACAAACCTGAATACAAACGAATATTTCAATATAGAGGAATATAGAATAGTATCTGGAACATACAACAATCAGGCAGATCCAATCGCTGATGGAAACAAGTGGAACTCATCATTGTCTGTTAATGATAACGTATCTTATCCGACACATGCTGACGGACTTGCGTTTGTTAATGGATATTTGGTCTCGCCTAAGAAGTTGGGTAATTCCGGAGATACAAGAAACGTAGCAGATGGGGGAACTTTGCAGGCACCTGCAGACAATCCGAACTACACAACTCTTACTTTGGCAACAAGAACCTTTGAAAGATATTTTCAGAATAACACTTCTAACGATAGAAGCAGTATTACTATCACTCTTTATGGTTCCGGTTCCCTAGTTAAGAGAGCGACAGCAATAGGACCGAACGGAAATCTTTATCTAGATGCCAAGATACCTGGCAAGACTGCGTGGTTAGACGTGGGAACTGCTTATGCAAGCAACAACCCCAATACTGACGGCGCAGGTGCACTTGACGGTGCAGATCCCGGCAACCCAGCGGTAGATATCTCTCCAGGCGGCACAACAGTTGTTTGCAATTTTAATGGACAATCCTTACTTGGAACAGGAGGCGGTTCTGAGTATGTGGTTTTAAGAATAACCGCAGATGAAGACTGGTTGGGGTACTTGACCAGACTTCAGGTGGCGTATAGTTAAGGAATACAGGGATGGCGGTACCAGGAACAGGATCAACAAATCAAAGTTTAACTTTCGCTGCTTCCAAAAAGATAGCTGGTAAGGCACACACGTCAAATCTCAAAGAGATTTATAACGAAACTATTCCATCTAACATTCAAATTGACACAAGCACCATTTTTGCGCAGTCTGTCCCACAAACAGTCACAAATGATACTGGTAGTTTGTATACAATGTTCAGTGCATCAGCAGGTGCAGCAGTCACTGTCGAATATGTAGACTTTCAGGTAGAATCTATATCTGGCACAACTTACGATGCAAATGACGGCACCTTCGGAGATGTTGGTTTCGCTGGCGGTGACGAAGCGCAGTCTCCTGGACCACACGGTTATCAATTGAGACTGACAAGCAGTTACCAAGCACAGTCGTCAAACTCAAGTGCTGGTTCTGGTTTTTTAGTTAATAATCAAATTGTTCATGAAAGCAACGGTGCATTACAACTTGTAAATCCTTTGTTTGGACCTCAGACGGGCAACAACTATGGACTACAGTTGTTTACTGACCATCCAGACGATGGTGGATTGCAAATCCCAACAACAAGTCCAATTGAATTTTTAGTTGATTACTTTAATGGTGTCGTGTTTGTCCAGGATCACAAGGCATCGGCAGTCCCTAAGTATGCAAGAGCATTCATATACATAGGTAAGTTCGCAGACACAGCGATCACCGAAGCAGGTGCTGGCGGCGGACTTGATAGTATATCTGGTTCTCTTGCGACATATCATAGAGTGTCTGGTTCTACTTCAACATTCAACCTTGTGGATGCAGATAGGGTCGAAGCAGGGCAAGTAACAGCAACAACTTTTTCAGGTTCTTTATTAAAACTTTCAGATGGTTCTGACTATCTTATCGCTGGGAGCAATGTGACCCTTTCAACGGGTTCAAATGGTTCCATAACGATAAGTTCAACCGGCGGCGACGGCGTAGCAGATGTAGACAATATATCCGGGTCCTTCGCTACCTACAATGCTATTTCTGGCGCTGCCGGTGATTTTCACACTTTAGATGTCGACGACATCGCAGTTGGAGACTTAACGGTTGAAGATACTGCAAGATTCTATGGAGGTATTACTGGGTCTCTATTGACTCTGACAGATGGTAATGATTATTTGAGAGCAGGGGCAAATGTCACATTGACAACTGGGTCGGACGGATCTGTAACTATTGCCTCTTCTGCCCAGGTTGCAACCGCTGATACAATGTCCGGATCTCTCTTGACCTTTAATACTATCTCTGGGTCGAATGGAACATTCGGTAGGGTCACTGCTCCAAGACTTACTGGTTCGTTAACCAAACTGCACGACGGCAGCAATTACATTGTTGGTGGCCACGGTGTAACGACCTCAACAGGGTCCAAGGGTGAGGTATCGATATCTTTTGATGGCGTCCAGTCAGGCAGTGTGTTACTAACCAGTTATAATGCAAATGTTCAATTCAACGAAGCACCAGATGGATCGAGAGACACTTTTACTACCAGTACAGCGTTTAATATAGGAAGTCAAATGGTTTTTAGATCAGGTTTGATGATGTCTACCGGTTCTGCATTTGACTACACTGTCGTTGATAGCACCACTATACGCTTTCACACCAATGCAATACCGGAAACTGGGGAGAACCTGTCTATAACGTTTGCTTCTTTGGAAAGGTATGTACCAAATGGCACGTTCTTGGAATCACCAGATAATTCTAGAACAACGTTCACAATAACACATCCTTTTATTTTGGGAAGTCAGATGGTTTTCCGTGACGGGGTCTTGATGACACCAGGTTCTGGCAATGACTATACGATTACAAACAGTACAACTATAGAATTTGAAGAAGCGCCATCATCGAGTGAAAATATTAGAATAACATTTATAAGATCATGAAGTATAGAACTACTTATATGAGACAGTTTATTTTTTGTTAAAGGAGGAAAGAGAAATGTCAGTATTAAACAAATTGTTAAGCATGTTAGATGAGTTGAAGGAAGAAAATCCAGAATTAGCGAACAAAGCACTGCTTGCCGCAGAGACTCTCAAGGCAGGAGTCGACCCAGAAGATCTTGAAGATTGGGATGAGGAACCAGAAGAAGAAGAGGAGGAAGAAGAGTTCGATGACTCTTATGTTGTTATCGCGCCTGAAGATACAGAGCGATTCGCCAACAACACTAAGAAGTTAGACTCCAAACTCACACAATATGGACTTTATATGAGAGACCATGAAGTTAAGAAAAATCTTTTTCTTGAAGAGGTGGAGCAGATTCGAAGCAATAACGAGAAATTCTTACACAATCTTCGAGAAAAGTATAATCTAGACCCGACGTCTGCATACTCTATAGAAATAGATGAGGCAGATTCTAGAAATCTAGTGTTCGTTAAGGAATGAGGTACTATTTATGTTGAGAGGTATAATATGAATTTTGTAACATCAGATATTGGGATTGCAGCATACCTTCAGTTGAAGGGGATAAATCTCATAAGATGTAAGCGTTTAGATACAGGTAAGTTTCATTTTGAGTTTGGTGATAGGTTGGGTGAGTGCCAAGCACTTTCGCTGGAATTTTTAAATTCCGAGTTTTGTAAGTTTGATAATAATGTTAGAAATCTTAAAAAAGTTCTTTTCTCATAAT